TAGTGGGTATCAAGCTAAGATTGGTAGCCTTAATGCCAACATAGTAAGAGTAAGAGATAACCTCAAAATTGCTATGAAAGCCCTAAAGAGGGGCAAGTACAAAAGGGGGTCTAAGCGTGGTGATGAACTCCGTGCAAGAATTACCTCTTACCAATCTGAACTCACCAGCTTCGGCAGCGAGAAAGCAGCTCTTGAGGTTTCGCTAGCAGATCTAGTTACAAGCAAGAAATTTAGAAATCTCCATAATACTCAGGTTGAGCTTAACGCTAAGCAGATTCAGCTTGGGGCCGAGCAGTCGATTGCTATGGATGAAATGCTCAAGGTTGATGAGCTATTTGCTGGGCTCCCCAAAGCAACGTCTGTGAAGACTACTGCAGGTGTTGCTGATCTGGAGATGGAGATTGGACGGGGCCTTCGCGCTTCACAGAGTAGAATTAAACAGGCACTTAAAGCCCAAGGAAAACGCCGAAAAGCATATGAAAGGATAGCTGGAAAGTCCTCTACAGGGAAGAGAGAAGCAGCTTTCAGAACTGCTCGGATGAGAGCAGACGATGCTAGGCGAAGACTCGAATCCTCAATTGGGGCCTATAGAGAAGTAGCCAACGACATCAAAAAAGGTCTGGAAGCTGTTGATGATATGCCAAAGGACACAGCCCGGTTCATCAATATCCTTGAGGAATCTGGAGCTATTTCAAAGACTAGGAGTCCAGATCCAATATCCTGGTTTAGGTCTACAGTTCTAAAGTCGATTGTCGCTTATAATGATGATGGGAGCCGTGCTGTCGATGTAGATAAACTTATGGACTATCTCCGTACTAACTGGGGAGATCATACTGTTGACTATATTACTGAAAGTATTATCGGTGGCCCAAAGACAATTGTCCAAGCTACAATCGATGGAAGACCACTTGGAACTGCTGAACAGAAAAAGATGGCTGAGCTTCTAAAGAAGGCTCGCGAGAAATTACGGGCGGCTAAGGAAGAGAAGGTTGCATACGTAAAGTCTGATGAGTACCGCAAGGCTAATGAGGTCCAGCGGAGAGGTCAGCTCGAACTATATAGAGAAAAGACAAACTCAATACTCCAGGAAGTTCGGCAGAATGAGGTGATGGACACCACTGTCATTGGGACTCGTGGAGGGCGTGCCGGAGATGTTCTGCATAGGATCAAAGAGGCACAAGGGAAGGGGATCAAAACAGTTGATCTCTCCTTAGAAGAGATTGAGAATTTCCAACATATTAATACTGGACTTCGCCACGCCTACCGGGAAAGCCACGAGGCTCGTCGAGGGCTCTCATATCTAGAGGCTATGGATCAAGCAGACCAAGATGTATTTGGTTCTCTTGCTATTCGGGCCACTTACTACTTGAAACCGACCAAAGATAAAAGCCGACTGAACTTCTACATCTTTCCCAGCATCCTCCAGAAAGCTCTCTACAAAACAGAAACTTGGAGTCTGCTTAACAAGACCGCTAAGCGGTATATGCAGATGCTTAATCCAGTCTCTATGGAGATCGGTGAAGTTAGTAAGGATGTTGAGAATGTCTTCAGGGCATATGGCAACCTTTTAGACCATACTCACACAGAATTGTATGATTTCCTCCGTATGCAGGACAAAGCCAATAAGAGCATGTCCTCAGCTTTCAGAGAGGAGGCTTTCGTAGATGCAGTTATAGAGATGATGATGAAAACAGAGGTCGATGAGCCTCTGAGTATCGCCTATACATCTCCTATGAAGTCTTCCAAAGTTTGGATCCACTCTGGTGGTCCAGTCCATTGGCAAGCAAGGCAGGCTGTCAATAATAATCCAGCTCTTGCAAATGATTTAAGTATCATAGCAGAGCAGCAGAGAGTTCTTGATTTCGTTGCGAAGGAAGCTGGCAGACTTAATCCAGTTGGTAGTGTTGAGGCACTCAAGAAGTCTATTACAGCAGCATTCACCACCGGGCAATTCAAGAACATGCCCAATAAATCAAGTGTTCTTGACTACCTTATAGATCAAATTGATCTCTGGAAGACTCCCCCCTCGGGACAAAGAAGAAGCGTTGATACGCTTATTGGACAATACTCTAAGGGGCGGGAAGGTATCAGAGATGTATCAAAAATAAAGGGTGAGGGAGAAAAGGCTATTCGGCAGCTCGATGATATCCTCATCGAAGCAGAGCCCATTACACTCAATCGTCTTCTGGGCGTGCGCTGGAATATGGGTGGGTATGAGAACTGGTTTGCCCGTGCCCAGAACTTCCGGGAGTCGCATGTTGTGATGGCATGGTCCCGCGCATTCATCCCCCATGGGCAAGCTGCGAGCCCATCACGGGCTGCCTATTACTACTATAAGACTTTGGGGTTGTTTCAGGATCCGCGATCAGTAGACTTTAAGTGGCTACTTGATCAAGTTCGGAAGATGCACATGCGAGACTTTGGTCCTGAGACTAATATAACTCGTGCTGTTTCAACTGCAGCCCTTGCCTCATCAGAGGGCATGATCCTCTACCGGACGAATAGAAATTTAGAACGGGCAATTGGTGGGTTCCTAACCCCAGCACAGGTGAGGGCTGGGAACGAATGGCTCCAGAATTCAGAGAATACAATTAAAGGCTGGGAAGGAGCATTAGATGCAAATATCCGAATGGGGCGTCCAATTAAGCAGCATGTGATCAGAACGGGAGAGAAGAAAAAACTAACTGACTATGTGCTCAGTGGGATGGATGAGAGTGGACGGAGTTTCTGGGGCAGTAGACGCACAGTGGAAGCTGCTAATGAAGCAACGGAACGTATCGTTAAAGAAAATGCGATGCAGTATGCTCGGGCACGGACACCAGAACAAGCTCTTCAGATGGGGGCTCAGTGGAGTGCTCTGAGACTGTGGAGAACTTCAATTGTTACAGGTTTGGTAGTTCCCCAGCCGCGTTACTTCTATAACAACTTCTGGGGCGACTTCTCTCAAATCTGGCTTACAGAGGGACTCTATACATCGGGTAAGATTAACTTCCAGTTGCTGTCTGATATTCCCTGGTGGAGCAATAAGCTCGATAATTACCAAAGACGAGTAACAGAGTTCGTCCATAAGAAATCTCCCAACTCACCAGTCCTAGGTTCGACCTTTAATGCTCTGCTCAACCCCTGGGCTAACCGGGTGTGGAGAGGGGAAAAGGGATATTTGAGGCTTCCTGATGGTCGTCTAAAGTCATTCAATTCAATTCGAATGGATCTTATCAATGGGGGAATTCTTGATACCCAAGCTAATCATGATCTCCTGTCGTCATTAGCTAGAGTTACCCCCCACTCATGGAAAGAGGTTCCTGGTATTGGAGCGCCTCTCCGCAGAGCAGAGGGGTATCTAGATGAGTACTACCGAGGCCAAGCCTCTGGAATTACTGGGGATATCAAAGCTCTCGGAGCCATGGGTACTGCAGGGGTGGGCAAGGGGCTTCAAGCAACGACTGATATGGCTACCGATTGGCGGCAGAATATTAGTTGGTGGGCTACCTATGTGCAGCAGCGTCAGCGTGGCAACTTTTATATGGAGATGCTTCGCCGGGGCTACTCTGAGAAAGAAGCTATCGCACGTACTTTCTCTGCCCTATATGATTGGAAGCATGGGATTACACAGTGGGAAGTTAAATGGCTTGCTAGATATGTTCCATTCTATCGGTTCTGGCGGCTTGCTCTAGGGCAGATTAGCCGAGAGGTAATGCAGCCTATTATTCGCCCTAGCGCAAAGATGGTCGACGTTCACATGCTTGGGATGAAGGCTTCGATTCCAGGCGAGTATGTAGGCCAAAGTGCTCTAGGGCGTGTTCGGCAACAGCACGTAGCTAGAGAGATGATTCCTTACTGGACTGAGCCTGAACTGTGGGAGGAGTTGGCTCAGGACGAGGATCAGCTTCTTCGATATGCACATGCTCTTCGCCCTGAGTGGCTGCACTCTCGCGCAGTCTGGGGGTGGAAGGTTCTCCCTGAGGACCAGAGGAAATTCTATTGGGAGAATCGGGGTAGATCGCTGAGTTATAGTGTCAATGCTCTTGGACCATTTACAGCTCTTGATACTACTGAGTTTTTCATGTCCAGCAATAAGCTACTAATGGGGCTCCTACTAAAAGCAATGCCGGGTGACTCCATGAATTCATATATGGCACCTGACTGGGAGGAGGCTTTCTTTAAGAGTTCTATGGATATGTTAAATCCTGTGCACAAAGATATGACCCAGCAATATCTTGCTAGTCATGGTGTTGATGCGGGTGGATTCCGAAGAGGGGAATATTCGAAGATGCGCCCTGGAGAAGCCACTATGTCTAATAGTACAATCTTTGGTATTGAGGGCCATATAGATCCTGAGACGAAAGCTCCGATGGCAGAAACATCTTCACTAGCTCTCTATCGGCTAACACCTATTGTAGGAACAGAGATGACTGGTCTTATGCAGGCTACCTGGGGAGACAACATGCCAATGCAGAAGTTCAGTAAAGCATTTCGGGACAGCGCACAGACTGCAGAGGCCAAGGATTTCATCGATGGTTTACATCTTGCCTTTGGACGCCTTGGTGGATTTAAACAGCAATATCCGACAGAGCCTCAACAGGTAATCAGACATAAGCAGCTTGGTCAGCAAAAAGCTTGGAGCAAGGCAATGAAGAAGTTTGATATGCCCCACCTCATTGAAGATCGTCCCTACCCTTACCCCTATGATTGGCGTGAGGATCAGCCTACTAAGCGATCAGGTGAGGACGAAGATGAGTAGTTCTACATTGACAAAAACCACTAAAAAGCAGTATGTTTTCACACAAGGAATAGACAATGGATAGTAGATATTACCGGGTGAGGCTGGCTGTAGCTAGTGCTGGAACTAGCGAAAACGCAACAGTACAACTTCCCACCGCTTCGCAGTCTTCCAACCAAGTCTGGTTGCTCGCATCCTTTACCTTTGGACAAGCATCGGGCTCGGCAGCAACCTGGACACCCAGATTGATGCAGACTAGCGATGCCTCCGATAGTGGTATTGAAGAACGATTTGTATATGCTTCTGGAAGCGCTTCCATTAACGATGTGTTTGCTCAGCCAATGCCCTGTTTAGCTGATGCCGATGGTAAGCTCTATTTCAAGCCTGGATTCAATGCAGGCAGCGACAATGTCTATGGCGCTGAATTCTGGTTTGTTCGTGCTAAGGGCGGAGCGGCTGGATAATGGGACTTTCAAAACCGGGTTTTCCAAATAGTACGACAGGTCAGGTTGGTGCACTGTCAGACTTAGAAGTCGATAGTGGCACCCTCTCCATCGACGCCACCAACAACCGTGTTGGTATCGGCCTTACTAATCCTGCCGCCACACTTTCAGTCGCTCATGCCGACGATACAGAAGATGCGGTCACAATCACAGGTGATTCCCTTACTACAGGAAGCCTGCTAAAACTCACATCCAACTCCGCAAGTTCGGGGAATAGAACCCTCCTGTCCGTTCATAACGACCATGCTTCGGCTGTTGGCGTTCAGATGGTCCATCTCAAGAATGACGCTGTTGGGGCGGATGGTGACCCAATACTTCTGGTCGAGTCAACAGCGGCAGAGACAGAAGCGATTATTGAGGTAAGGAACTCGCACACCGCGACGGACAAGCCCCCAACACTCAAGCTCAATCGCGCATCGTGGGCTGATGCTGACGATATGGGTATCGGTAACATCGTATTCCAGGGTGTGAACGATCACGGCGCTTCCCCGGATAAAATCGCCTACGCAAGTATTGTAGCGACGGCTACTGACACGACTGAGGATAATGAAGATGAGTCGGGCAAGATTACCTTCAACGTGTTTGCTGGAGGAACGGCAGGGACCGCAGCCGCTGCGAACCTCTTCTCGATTGGTGGGGAGGATGTAGCCGGAGGTGCCCAGTGCGAAGTCGTAGTGAACGACGCAGGTATCAACTGTGACTTCCGAGTCGAGGGTGACGCCAACGCTAACTTGTTGTTTGTAGACGCCAGTGCAGAAGCCGTGATTATCAATGGGACAACAGACCACGCAGCCTCTTTCGTAGTAGATGGGAGCGCCGCCGCAATCGCATTGAACGAGATAGCTAATGCGCCCGCAGACACTCCGGCCTTTGGCCAGATTTGGGTGAAGAGCGGCACGCCGAATACGCTGTATTTTACAGACGATGCTGGAACCGATACGCAGTTAGGTGCTGGTGGCGGTGGCTCTAACGACGACGTTGACCTTGTCCTGCATATGCAGGTCTTCTCATAGGATTTCATAATGGCGACTATTACCAAGGAAAAACTTAGCGGCTCTACGAATGGTAGGGGAATCAAGGTTGTACAGACTGAATCTGCCGGAGATACCATCCATACCGCTGTTGCGAATGCTACAGATTGGGATGAAGTTTGGATATACGCATCTAATACCCACACCGGGTCTGTGACTTTGACGTTGGAGTGGGGTAACGCAGCCGTCGATGACAACATCAAAGTCGTGATCAACCCTAGCGAAACTGTCCTTGTAGCCCCTGGGCTATTGATACAGAACAGCTTGGTTGTGAAAGCGTTCGCTTCCGTAACAGAGAAGGTCAACCTCTTCGGATACGTCAACCGGATGGACTACTAATGGGCCGTAGGCAAATCAATCCTGGGCCAATCAAGACCGGCCCAACAGCACAAAACAGCCGTGACTATGCCCCTGGCATTAGTGATTGGATTTGTGTGAACCCGATCCCAAACGGGGTAATGCCGGTAAACGTAAGCACGATTAGCGGCGACTTGGCCAATGCGGTTGATGGTGTTTGGTACTACTTCGATCCAAAGGGCCTTGCTGATGTCAGTGGGCATGCAGACAACTGGATTGGTGTCGGCCCTAATGGCATTGAGTTCTATGCCGATCTCCACAAATATGGGTCAAGAGTTAAGCTATCCAGTGACGCAGAAACTTGCCGCGTGGCAACGCCACTATTGAAGCCAGACGGGACCGGCCAGTTTACTGCTGATGATATTCAGGGAATCGACTTCAGAATCGAGGCTGGGGAGAACATGCCCCATGCCAACAATGAAGGGCACGGTATCGCTGTAGGTTTAGCAAAGGCTGAAATCTGTAGCATAGATAGCTCCGTCTCTATTGATGAGAGAAAGTTCGGGGTAATGGCCTGCTATGGGAACGACAACGAGAACGATGATGCATCTGCTAGATTCCTTGGATACTCCATGTTTACTGCCTCTCATGAGCAGCATGACAACGGTGGAAGTGACTTTGAATCAGTGCAGGTAAGCTACAACTTTATCCGCGAAGACGATGATGAGATCATCACCTTCTATGCGAGCGGTGTACCACTGGACTCCGATGGTGAGGTGCCTGTTGGAGGTCTTCAGAAGAAGTGGAACTCAAATGCATCTTGGGCTCACGACGATAAAATCTATTTGTTTGTATCGCTCGCTTCTTACGAGAATCCTCCCGTTGCTGGGGAGTCGGATTCAACGTGCGACTACAATAATGACCCCACTATTACACACGACAACAACACTTATTTTTACCCCGGAATCTCGGTTGCGGGGACTGGCATCCCAGCAGGGGCTACTATCGCATCCAAAACGAGTAATACCGAGTTTGAGTTGAGCGCTTCTACTACCGGCGGTGCCGTCACAAACGGGACGCTCACGTTTACAGACATTAGAAGAACAGGTGCATTCAAAGTCTGGTATAGACTCCGCTACAGCAATGTTGGGCGTGTCCCAAACTGGATCGAGGGTCGTGTGAATAACCACTCTGGCGTTAACACGGACAGGTACTGATGGCGGCAATCACCCAAAGCGATGTACTCAAAGCAAGTGTTTGGCTTGTGCCGATTATCTTCACAGCCGGTGGGTTGTTGTGGCAATCGGGAGAGGTACGCGCTGAGTTGGTGGCACTCACTGCTGACTTCGATGGGCACGAGAAGCTGGAATCTCATCCCGTCAGTGCTGTGCAGTTGGAAGACCACAATGCTGTACTTGAAGAACTTATGGTAGAACAGAGAGCGATGAGGACAGAACAGACCGAACAGGCTGTGAATATCTCCGCTATCTGTCAGGCCACTGGAGCGAGGTGTAAGTAATGGCTGTTACAAGCACAAAATCTGGCGTTTCAATCAAAGACGATATGGTGCATGACGCAGATGTCGATGCCACTGTAGAACAGAATCTGTTTGGTGGTGCTGGTTCTCTTTACAGCCTGACTTGCTACTTTGTAAGTGATACCAGTGATGATGAAGTTACCTGGATCAAGATGGCAGATACGCTGTCGGCTACGGCTGGAACAACTAATCCAGACATCAAGTTCCCGGTCGTAGAGGGTACATTTTTTACTATGGTTTGTGTGGATGGATTCGCTGTTTCAGACGGAATGGCTTTGTGGGGAACGGTAACCGCGTTGGTCGATTCTGTTGCAAACCCCGCTGGAACGGTAAAAGCTTGGGCGGTTTTTAGATAATACTATGGCAAAGTACGAATCAAATATATCCACCCCCCTCGGTAATCTTGAGTGGGTCGATACCGCAGCTACCACATCGACTAGCATCATCAAGTTGCTTGGCGTAAATCATGAGGTTGGTGCTAACGATAAGCTACTTTGTGTTGATATCGATAATACAAACAACGTGACTGATGACATCTTTCTGCGTATGTGGATGCATTCTGGCAGTCCTACTGCTGCTGTTAGCGCTTGCGATATTATTCTGAAATGTGCCTCTGGAACTAGACAAGTATATTCATGGCCTATCGGCGTCCCAATGGACGCGAATGGTACTAGCAGTATCAAGATTCATTATGCTGTGACTAATGTAAATACAGCCACCAGTGCCGGTACAGCCTTGTCTGCGAATCCTACTGTGCGAATGTTATTTATCCTTGGGTAAAAATACCGGGGGTTAGATATGGAATCTCAGTTTTTCGCCCAACTACTAGACCTGGGCATCACGGGTCTGTTCATTGGATACCTGCTCTGGGCTAACAAGACACAGACCAAACGGTTAGATGACTACGTAGACAGGCTTCTTGAGACTCTCGCTGGAATCGAGAGGGAACGAGAAGAGGGCTATGATAGGATTCGTGACCGCTATGATGAAGTCATTGCGAAGTATGACGCAGAGCGCGATAAGCTTCTTATCGACATCGTACGTAAGCTGGATGGATAATGTTCATTAGACGCCCCGCAAGGGGAGATGCGGTTCGGGAGATACAGGTAGCATTGAACCGCCTTGGGTTCGGTCCTTTAGAGGAAGATGGAATCTTCGGGCGTGGCACTGAAAGCGCCATTCGTCTTTTCCAAAAGGCAGAGGGTCTTTCTATCGATGGAATTGTAGGCCCAAATACACGGGTAATCTTGAAGAAACCCCTCCCTCCAAACGAGGAGCCAAAGATTCTGCAAGCTTTGCGTAAGCTTGGTCATTCTGTTTTTACAGACGGTCAGTGCAATATTGTTGGGGTTCGGAACTCCAGCACCCAGGCTAATAGTTTTGATGACGAAATCCATCTTGTTTGGAAGAACAGGGGATGGAACCACCAAATATATCCGTGTACCTGTGACCCAGGAACGTATTGGTTGGAGCACCCAATGCGGGTGGATGGATCCGCCATCCTTATGCCTGGGCAGTACGTTGATACGTACAAGTTTGACCTCCATGGGGGCAGATATGAGACTCTATGCCAACGCGGTGGAACGGTAAAAGTATGGCGAGATGCCAACAAAGACGAAGTTCTTGACCACGTTGATGGATCTGAAATCGAGGGCTGGTTTGGTATCAACATCCACCATGCGGGAACAGACTCAACTAACGTAGAGAAGTGGAGTGCTGGATGTCAGGTGTTCAAACGATTGGCTGATTGGGAAGAGGCGGTTCGTATTTGGAAAGGCACCAACGCAGACTTGTTTACCTATACATTGATTGATGATAAGGATCTGGATTCCTAGGAGGGAATATGGATATCAAAGCTCTTATGCAGAAGTATGGAGTAACTGTCGGCATGGCTGGCGGTTGTCTTGTAATCGGAACGCAGTTTGGTTCCTGTACTGTGGACCCAGCACCATCTGCCCCCGAAGCAGAGGAAGCACCCGCTGCTGAAGCAGAGGAAGTACCTGCCGCTGAAGAATCAAAGGAAGAGGAGGTTCCAGATGGGGAAGAGGATTAGACCTAAGAAAATAGGTCGTGTACTTGTTCGCGCCATTCATTTGGCTGAAGACTTGTTTATTGACCGGCCTAAGAGTGGCCCAGATAAGCGCAAATGGGTTGTAGAGTTCGTGAATGATCGACTAGACATTCCATTCCTGAATGAAAATCAAGAGTCTCTTGTCCTGGGGATTTTGGTAGACGTTCTTGTAGAGGTCGTCTTCGACGCCTCTACGTAGAAGTCGTGCCGACTTCGTAGTCCCCGATCAGGTTTGGTCTATTCCTGGTCGGGTGCTATTACTTTTGTTACTCTACCCTTGGAGTAACCATGAGCTACGCAGACGGTTTCACTAAACTTGTTAGGCTTATTGCCCGCATTGAAGGAGCTTTCTGTAGTTCCGAACTAGTGTGTGATGTAGTTACTGAACACAACGGAACTATCGTCCGTTGGGACGGATTTGATGGACATTTCTATGTCTTTGACGCGGATCGGGAACGCTGGATTGATTGGAAAGACCCACGAAAGCCAGATGCTGTAGTCGCCATAGCTCTTTCTATTCCAGAACTGTGGGAAACTGCGCGTGAACGTACTAAAGCCAATACGTTCAATGTGAATGAAGCACAGGAGTTTCTTCAAGGTTTCCTACTAAAACAGCAGAACCCAGA